ATGCGTCTTGTCCGAACCCTTGCGCTTGCCTGCGCTCTACTCGCCCCGCTGCCCGCCCTGGCGCAGTCGGTGGTGCCGGCCTATCGCTCCGCCGCGCCGATCACGCCCGGCACGCCGGTCTCTTCCGGTGACGGCGTCGCGCTGGCCTGCTCGGTCGGCGGCACCCTCCGTCTCGTGATGCACGATGGCTCGCTGCTCGACTTCTACGCGCAGCAGGGCACCGCCATCGTCGATAACCTCGCGGTCAAGGACGTCTCGGCCGCCGGCACCTCGGCGACCTGCTCCGTCACCGTCCTGCGTCGGGGCTGAACCATGGCCCAGCGCAACCCCTTCAACCTGTTCGGCGGCGGCAACTCGCCCGCTGCCTCGGTCGGCAGGGTCGCCGTTGGCGCCATGCTCGTCACCGGCACCGTGCCGGCCGGCGCAACCGCCGTCTGCCGCAAGAAGGTCGGCAGCACGGTGACCACACTCGGCACCGCCACCGTCACGGCGACCGGGGCGGCGAGCTACACCCTCAGCGCCGCAGCGGCCGGCGGTGAAAGCTACGGCTTCGCCTGGACGCTGCCGGGCGAGAGCGTGTTCACGGCCGTCATCGTCGGTCTCGGCCCGGCGGCCACCAAGTTCACGGTCGGCGCGTCTGAGGGCTCGCTGGTCGCGGCGATCACGGGCCTCGATGCCGGTGTGACCGCGAAGTCGATCGCACCGAACGACGGCCGTCTGACGCTCAACGCCGCCGGCAACGCGATCCTCGTCGGTCTCACCGCCTCCTCGGTCGGCACGAAGGCCTACACGGTCACGCTGACCACGGGCGAGACGTTCAACATCACGGTGACGGTGGAGGCCCCGGCGGCGGGCGATCCGACCCGCTGGATGTTCGCTGCCACGCGACTGCGCTTCCCAACGACGACGGGCACTTTCCCGGCGGCCGGCATCTATCAGGTCCAGAGCTTCTTCATCGGCACCCCGGACTATCCGACGACGGAGCCGCGGTTCTTCCTGCCAACCTTTACCCAGACTACTGGCGGCGCCGCGAATGCCGAAGTCGCTGGTGCCAACGTCATCAATTACGAGGGCCTCAGCATCAAGGTCGGTGGGCAGTGGTATTCCTGCCCGACGGCTGCCTTCGCGATCGACCCGTCAACGGAATCGTGCGGCTACCTGCTGGACGCCATTCCCGGTGTCACCTTGCCGGCCAATTCGCTGATCGAGTGCCGCATCGCCTTCAACGCGGCGAGCGGTGCGCAGGTCTGGGGGTCGGTGCGTGCCAACGATCTCGGCGAGGTCTCGATGGGCGCAACGAGCAGCCTCGCCGCAGCCCTGACCGATGGTCGGACGCTCACCGGCTCGAATGGCCTCGCCCGCCAGTTCATCCCTGGTTACATGATCGCCAAGGGCTGGGATGGTCGCCCAGTCGGCCTGATGTCGGGCGATTCAATCCAGGCCGGGGCGAATGAAAATTCGCTCACCGGCTTCCTCTCCCCGCGCGGCTGCATGGGCTATTGGCAGCGCGGCCTCGACGACAACACCCAGAGCAAGCGCATCCCCTTCGGCACGATTGCCCTCGAGGGGTCGCGTCCGTCGGATATGGCCAACCGGGCCAATTGGCCTCGCAAGCTCGATGCGGTGAAGAAGGCCACCGACGCCAACGGCGGCAAGGTGCCGATGACCTTCATCGGCACGAACCACGGCACGAACTCCGCGACCGTCGCCGATCCGTACTCGTGGCTCACCGGGTTCTACCAGCGGTGCCACGACGAGTGGCCGAACACCCCGATCTATCACTCGGAGCTGCTTCAGCGCCCGGCGTCCACGGACGGCTATCAGAGCCTCGCCAATCAAACGACGACCGCCCCCGACTCCTACAACGGCGGCACGTCTTCCGGCATCCGTTGGGCCGCCAACGAGATCATCGGCAAGGGGGCGCCCAACGGCGATCCGACTGCTCGGGCTCGCGTGGATCTGGCGACGGACGGCAAGCCGTATATCGCCGGATCGTTCGCGGCATGGCGGCCGATTGCTTTCGACACGGGCAACAACCGCGACAAGCTCGGGGTCGTGGCGCTCAACACGACGCTCTCGGCCGACATCGCGTCCGGTGCGACCACCCTTCCGCTGTCAGACCTCGGCTCGGTCCAGGTCGGCGACATCGTGATCGTGAACCCCGGCGGCACCGGGGCTTACGACAGCGCCGTGCGCAGCATCAGCGGCAACAACGTCACCTTGGCGGGCGGCGGCTCTCAAGCGTTCACCGCCGGAACGAAGGTGACGGCCGCCTACAATGATCGCAGCGGCCTCCATCCTGGCCCGCGTACTCACATCAAGATCGCGATGGAGGCCGTGGTCCCGTGGAAGCAGTTTATGGGATGGGTCAACGCGGCCGTCGATCCGGCGCCGCTGAGCCTCGCGAACGTGCCCTGGGCGAGCGACGTGCCAGGCTCCGACGCCTACGAGGGCAGCGCCTACCTGACCGGGCGCCGCAAGGTCGGCCGTACCTCGACCGCTCCGCTCAAGGATGCCGCGACGGCAACCCTGCCGACGGGTTGGACGCGCGACACGAGCAACAGGACGATCATCCTCACCAGTTCGATCCCGGCCGGCGAGACCCTCATCTCCGACTGGCTGTTTCAGGATGATTGGAGCATCCGCATCCCGGCCTCCGGGGGCACGCCGCTCAACCTCACCTTCGATCAGAACGTCTTCAAGCCGACCAAAACCAAGTCGTATTTGATCGACAACCGGCAGAACGGAAACACGACGGTCACCAACAACACCGTGGGCGGCAGCATCGCCGACGCGGCGGGCAGCCCGATGACGTTCCTGATGCACCCTGGCGGGACGGGGTCGGGGACGTATCGGTTCAACGCCTTCTGGAACATGCCGGAGGACCATATCCGGTTGTCAGAGGGCGGGGGTACTGTCGAATACAATTTCTGCTTCGGCGGTGGTCAGTCTCAGCTCGAAGATCCGCACTACGACACGATCCAGGTCCTCCCGAACGTCGTTCCGCGCACGCTCAAGGGCTCGATCGTCATTCGCTACAATTACTTCGACATGCGTCGCGGTATTGGCCATACGCAGGGTGTCCGCTTGGCGGATATTGCCGCGATCGATGCGGGAGTGACGATCACGATCGAAAACAATGTCATCGTCGATCCGAACTATGACATCTCGTTTTCTTCTGCCGATACCGGCACTGTGGTTCGGAATAACTACTTCGCTTCGCAGCCCTTCCCGTCGTACCAGAAGAGCGGCGCGGCTGACTTCGGCGAGTACCTCGGCCCGATCCCATCCACTGTGACCGTCTACGACAACTTCCGTCTGGAAACGGGCGCGAAGCTGGCGTTCGAGCGAAACCGACCTGCGTAACTCCAAGCCACATGCCTATTGTCCCGAGATGCCTTGATCTGTCTCGGGACCAGCTGCCTGGCCAGCCTCACGGTCGTCCTCGATTTGGTAGTGCAGTCATCCCTCATCAAGGACAGGTCTCACCGTAGTTAAGCGATCAGACGATGAGAATGTCGCCTTGGTGAAGTTGCTCGATATTCACACCCTTAAGGATGATGGTATCGTAATCGACGTTGCCAACGATGATGATGCTGTCGTTGCCGTTGTAGTACCAGCTGTTTACCTCGCGATCGGTATCGAGCACGATCGTGTCGTGGTTAGCCCCACCGGTGTGAAAATTGCGTATCACGTCATCCCCGAAGCCGTCCTTGAAGACGAAAGTTGCGCCGCCCTCGGTGCTGGTGAAAACATCGTCGTGAGACGTGCTTTCGACGGACGCGCCATTACCGAGCTTGGTGACGAACAGAGACCCGTCGTTGCGGACTGTTTCTTGTATGCGGATTGAACCATCTGTTTCGGTGATCTGAATGTGCTGGCCATCAGGGGCCATACTCATCGCGTAATGAGCGCCATCATCAAGTGTTTTTGTCTGGTAGGTGAGATTGTCGCCTGCATCGAAGCGTTCTTCCAAGACGATCTTGCCGTCTCTATTGTATTCTAAATGTCGATGCGGAATGCGTGCTCCTTCAGCATCGTTCCACTGATCGACTATTTTAGATGTATTTCCGAATACGTAGGTTTGGGCCAAGTTGCTGACGAGCCCGGACGCGTCGTAGCTGATACGTAGCGTTCCGAATTCTGAGCCAAGAACAGTGAACGATGGAGATTCCGTCGGCCCGTAGTAAACGTCTTTAGTAGTATAGAAAAACTCTGGAGTTCGCTCAGTTTCTCTTTCGATTTGGGGCCCTGTAGCTATATCTGTCGTAGAATATGAAGTTTGCGATATGAAGCCTAGAGCATCATAGCTCCACGTCTTGCGGAAACCAATCAACGTATCCTCTTGGGATACAATCCATCCCTGTTCATTGTACAAATTGTTAATTCCAAACTGACCATCAAAACTTGTTGAATACGACGATGTGCCGTCTGGATAGTATTGTAAGATGGTTTCAAATCCCAAGTTAAAATCGAGGGTTCGCCGATAAATTTCTCGGCCTTCGTCGTCGATTTTGACTGTCGAGAAAATGGAGGCGTCATCTTGGATGACGTGTTCGCCAGGCGGCAAGCTGCTCTGCGGTGGCGTAGGCGAGTTCACAATTGGCGCGGGCATGTGATTCGATCGCTCCCGTTGAGAGGGGAGGCAAGCAACCATGAATTATTATTCATTGCAACCCATCGCAAAGAGTTATTATTCCTGCTAAGCCGTCAGGGGAAAGCGTTGCAATGTACACGGATTCGACCTGTGATGAGCCCGGCATCGTTCGAATGATCTTTGACTGATGTGTGCCTCTATCATCGTACGGATAGTGAACACCTACCGCTACGCCTGCTGACGCTCTGCTTGAGCGCTAGATCGACGAAGCCTGAGCGCACATTTCGCCTTTCCACGGTGCATCTTCGGGCACAGCCCCTATCGCAGGCGCTTCGTGATCGCGAACCGCTGACAGTACTGAATGTGGCAGATGCGGTGGGATCTTCCCGCTGCGGCAGCCAGCGAACCCCCTTGACCCGACGGGCAAAACGGCCCCAAGGACTATCCGTCGCGAGACGTGCGGGCACAGGCCCCGTCTGCGGCATCTCTCCGAGTTTCGGCATCCTCGACACGCTGCCCGCGATCCGCGGACCGGCGCGCCGTCGCATGCCGCTTCGCCTGATCGCACGTCACGCGATCCGCCCAAGCCGCGTCAGCGCCTCCGCCTGAGCCCCGTTACGGCTCCCGTCCGACCACCGTCCCCAACGGCACATGGGGCCCGGCTTCCGTCCGCGGCGCGACGCACGCCCGCAACGCCCCTTCCCACGGAATCCCAAGCCTCAGAGGCACCCCCATGTCCTATACCGCCTTCGGTCAGAACGACCCGATGGCCGTGAAGCTCTGGTCGAAGAAGCTCGCGGTCGAAGCCAACAAGTCCATCGACATCGATCCCCTGATCGGCACCTCCGACGCCTCGGTCGTCCAAGAGAAGACCGAGACCAAGAAGGGCAACGGCGACCAGGTCACCTTCGGCCTGCGCATGCAGCTCAAGGGCCCCGGCTTCTCGTCCTCGGACGTCGCTGAGGGCAACGGCGAGCAGCTCGGCACCAACTCCGACAAGGTCACGATCGACGAGCTCGGTCACGTCGTCGGCGTGAAGTCCGAGAACACGATCGACCAGCAGCGCGTGCCGTTCGATCTCCGTGAGCAGGCCCGTGCCGGCCTCGCCGACTGGTTCCAGACCCGCAAGACGGTCTGCTTCTTCAACCACGTCTGCGGCTTCACCCCGGCCAACGAGCTGGGCAAGAAGTTTACCGCCAACAACGTCGTCACCGCGCCGTCGGCCGGTCGCATCATGCGTCCGAACGGCCGTGCCAACGACGCCGCCCTCGTGGCAGGCGACATCTTCACCCTCGACCTGATCGACCGCTCCGTCGAGCTGGCGAAGACAGGCGGCCAGGGCCGCAAGGTGATGATCCGCCCCGTCGTGGTGAACGGGAAGAAGTATTACATCCTCTACCTCGCCTCGGAGCAGATCACCTCGCTGCGCACCAACACCTCGGCGGGCCAGTGGCTGGACATCCAGAAGGCGGCCATGGCCGGCGCCAAGTCGAGCGAGAGCCCGATCTTCACCGGCGCGCTCGGTGAGTACAACGGCGTCATCCTGCGCGAGGCCCAGGACATCACCGCGGGCGTCTCGGCCGATGGCAAGTCCGCGGTCCCCAACACCCGCCGCGCCGTGCTGCTCGGCGCGCAGGCGGCGACCATCGCCTACGGCAAGGCGGGCGGGGACACCCGTTACCGCTGGAACGAGGAGCTGCTCGACCACAAGCGCAACCTCGAGGTCTCGGCCTGGGCGATCTGGGGCATGAAGAAGACGACCTACAACGGCGACGACTTCGGCACGATCGTCATCCCGACCTACGCCAAGCCCGCCGACGCGGCCTGAGGCATCGCCCTCCCCTGAGTGATCAGCGCGCGGGGCCACGGGCTCCGCGCGTCCTCCTCCCCCCATCCTGAAGAGGGCCCGCCATGGCCACCGACTTCCCCCCGTCCAACCCGCCCGCGCGCGAGTACCGCGAGCAGGAAATTCACTATGTCCGCCGCTCCGTCACCTTCGCGAACGGCACCTTCGTGATGCCCGCCGCGCTCCCGGCCGGCGCGCTCATCACCCGTACCCTGGTGCTCGTCTCGACCGCGTTCTCGGCCGGCGCGGCGCTGATCGTCGGCACCACGCCGGGCGGCAACGACATCGTCGCGGCTGGCGACTCGGCCGTGACCGCGGCGGGCGTGAAGCGCCCAGACACCGGCACCCTCAAGGGTCCGCTGGCGGCCGATACCCCGCTCTACGGCACGATCACGGGCGGCCCGGTCGCCGGCGCCGCGACGCTCACGTTCGAGTTCGCGCCGAACAACGACGGCTGATGTCGCTGGTCTGGCTGCACTTCGCGGCCGCCGCGCTCCTGACGGCGGAGCCACCGGCCCCGCCGCCCCCTCCTCCCGAACCGAGCGATGCCGATGCCGGACGCGCAGAACCGCCCGACGCTGGCCGAACTCGTCGCGGAGATCGAGGACGACATCGAGCGGGCCGACCTGGAGCCGCAGGTCCTCCGCGCCGTTGAGCGGGCGATTCGGCACTACCAGCCGGTCCGCTTCTTCTTCAACGAGCAGATCCTAACGTTCGTGACCCTGCCGGGGACGGACGTCTACGGCTCCGGCGACGCCTCGGCGATCCCGAACCTGATGGCGATCGACAGCGCCGTTCTCATCGAGAATGGCCAGGTCTTGACGCTCCGGCGCATCCCCGAAACGTCGATCGAGGCGCTCGACGATCCCGCGGCGCCGTCCCGGCCCTGCGGGTTCTCCTACTTCGACCGGTCGCTCCGGCTCTGGCCGATGCCGTCCGGGGAATGGACGGTGCGCCTGACCGCGCATGTCCTGCTGCCGGTGCCGCCGCTCGACGAAGGCAACGCCTGGACCGACGAGGCCGGCAGCCTGATCGCGGCGTCGGCCAAGCGGCACCTCGCGCTGAACAGCCTGAAGGACGCCAAGCTCGCGCAGGCGCAGGGCGTTCTCGTGAGCGAGGAAGAGGGCCGCCTGCGGGCGCGCTCGAACGTCATCGCTTCGTCCGGCCGGATCGCCGCGCACGACCTCTGACGGCCCCTCCCATCCCGATCGTCCCGTTGCCGGCGCCACACAGCGCAGGGGACCGGGCTGGCCTGCCCGGAGAACACCATGGCCGATCCGGCAACGATCACGTCGTACGACACGCTCCTCGACGCCGTGGGCGCGTATCTCGCCCGTAGCGACATCGACGAGCATTTCCCGACCTTCGTGCAGCTCACCGAAAACCGGTTCAACTCGGCCCTGAAGGCGCCGGGTATGGAGCAGGTTGCCACTATCGCGCTCGACGCGACGCTCAAGGGGGCTCCTGTCCCGGCCGACTATGTCGAGTGGATCAGCGCGGAATGGACCGGCGCCACCGGAGGCTTGCGCCCGCGCTCCCTGCGCTTCTTCGAGCCGAACAGCCCGGAATTCACCTTCCGCTACCGCCCGAACGGCCCGCCGCAGTATTTCACGGTCCTGGCGGGCGCGGTCCGGATCAAGCCCTTCGTCGCCGGATCGATCGACCTCGCCTTCTACCGGCAGATCCCCCCGCTGTCGGCGAGCGCCCAGACCAATTGGCTGATCGCGAAGGCGCCGCACCTCTACCTCTACGGGGTGCTGGCTGAGGCCTACAAATTCCAGAAGGACGAGGCGAACGCCGCGAAGTGGCGCGCCGACGCTGACGAGCGGCTCAAGCTGCTCGTGGGCGGCTAGAGCCAAGGCAAGGTCGGGCGCCGTCCCGAGAAGACGGCCGAGATGGAGGCGGACGTCGCCGCCAAGGCGCTGAGCTGATCCGTGCCCGCCACCCCGCTCGCCCCATACGCGCCGGACGTCGCCTCGGTCGATGCCACCGTGTCGGCTGTCGCCCGTAACGTCGTGCCGCGCGCCGACGGCTACGCGCCGATCCTGTCGCCGGTCCCGATCACGATAGCGCTGCCCGCGGCCTGTCGCGGCGCGGTCGCGGTCATCTCCCCGCGCTTCGGCACGCCGGTCTACTTCGCCGGGACCGGCACCAAGCTCTATCGCTCCCTCGGACGGGGCGAGTGGGTCGACGTGTCGAACGCGGCCCGCACGTACTCGATGCCGACGGACGATTCCTGGCAGTTCGCGCTCTACGGCATGCAGCTCGTTGCGGTGCATCTCGGCGCCCCGCCCCAAGTCATCGACGTCGACATCGAGAAGCAATTCCGGGATCTCGGCGCGGGGGGCGCGTTTCCGCCGCCGCGTGCCCGCCTCGTCGCCGTGGTGCGCGAGTACCTAGTGCTTGGGAACCTCGCCTCCGACCCGAACGCGGTGCAGTGGTCGGACATCGGCGATCCCGCCTCCTGGCCGCTCGGCGTCCAGGATGGCCACGACGGGGACATTCAGAGCTTCCCCGACGGCGGTGCCGTCACCGGGTTGGCCGGCGGCGATGGCGGTCTCCTCCTCCAGGAGCGCACCACGCGCCGAATGGACTTCGCGGGCGGTGAGGCGGTGTTCGGCTTCACCGTGCTCGAAGAGAACCGCGGTGCGGTCTCGCCCTCGGCGGTCGCCCGGGTCGGTGGTCGGGTGTTCTTCGTCGATCGCGACGGCTTCCACGCCTTCCCGTTCGCCGGCTCGAGCTCCACGCCGATCGGTGCGGAGCGCGTGAATCGGTTCTTCCTGTCCAGGGTGGACCCGAACCGCATCGCCGCGACGCTGGCGATCCGCGACGCGACCGGCCCGCGCATGTTCTTCGCCTATCGCCTCAAGGGCGCGCCGGCCGCCGATCCGACGGTGCTGGGCGAAGCCGTGGTCTACGATTGGCTGCTCGACCGGTGGGCGGGTCCGGTCACGCTCTCGATCCGCGCCGGCCTCGTCGCGGCCACGCCCGCCACGTCGATCGACGACATCGCGGGTTCGCTCGATGACGAGGGGCAGCTCTCGCTCGACGATGCCACCTATGCCGGCGGCGTACCCGCGCTCGGCATGGTCACCTCCGACAATCGGCTCGCGCTGTTCAACGGCGATCCGCTCGAGGCGGAGTTCGAGACGCCGGACCTTCGTCCGTTCCTGCCGAACCGCGCCTTCGCGCGCGGCGTCCGCCTGTCTTCGGATGCCGACGATTGGCGCGCCGCCGTCGGCGGTCGGGAAAGTTTGAAGGCTTCGGACGCGCCGGTCTATGCGAGGGAGCGGCCCCCGAACGTCGAGGGCTGGTCGCCGTGCCGCGTCTCGGCGCGAGTGCACCGGGCCCGCTTCCGCATCCCGGCCGGCACGACCTGGTCCTACGCAACGGGCGTCGAGGCCGACGTCGTCGAGGAGGGCGGCCGATGATCGTCCCCGGCGAATTCGAGACCTCGTTCGCGAAGATCACCCGCGCGATCCGCGATCTCGCGCAGGGCAGTTCGAACGCCATCGGTGAGGCAACGCTCGCGGCGGCCTCCACCACGCAGGTTCTGGATCCGCGGTGTGGTCCGAACAGCCTCGTGCTGCTCTCCCCGCTCGATGCCGGTGCGGCACTGGCCGGGATCCACGTCCTTTCAACGGGCCGCGGTTCGTTCACGCTCGGCCACGCTGCCGGAGCGGAGGGGCGACGGGTCCGCTTCGAGGTGCGGAAGCCATGATCCGCTTCTACGCCATCCCGCCTGTCGAGGCGGTGCGATACTGGCCCGCCGTCGAGGGGCATCTCCGCCGGGCCTGCGAGCGGAGCGTCGGTGACATCTCGACCGACACGCTGCTTGCCGATTGCCGGGCCGGCGCGGCGCATCTCCTGCTGACCTGCCGGGACGACACGATCCTCGCCGCCGCGGTCGCCCGGTTCTGTCTCCAGGCCGATGGCACCGTGGCCTGCGAACTCGTCGCGGCGGGCGGCGGCTCGCTGCGAGCGTGGCAGCACGTCATCCCCGATTTCGAGGCTTGGGCGCGGCACCTCGGCGCCATGAGCGTGCGCCTGTGCGGTCGTCCGGGCTGGGAACGCATCTTCCGCGGCTACCGCCGCCGCCCCCTGATTTCTCTGTCCAAGGACCTCTGACCATGCCCGGCGGCGGATCGAAGACGCAGACCACCAACACGAAGCAGGAATCGACGCCTTGGGCCCCCGCCATCCCGGCGGCCACCAACATCGTCAACCGTGCGAACGGGCTGCTCGACTCCGGTGCGGGCTCGGCGGTCTACGGAGGCCAGCGCACCGCCGGGCTCGGATCCGACACGCAAGCCGGGCTCGACATGCTGAAGTCCGGCGCTCAGGCCGGGGTCGGTGTCGCGCAGTCCGGTGCGGGCTTCGTCAACGGTCTCACCGCCTCCGGCGGCACGACCGCGGCGACGCGGGACGCGACCGCAGGGCTCGCCGGGATCGACACGACAGTCAACAGGGGCGGCACCTCGGCCATCGTCGGCAAGCTGTCCGATCCGAACAACGTCGCGGCCACCACGGGCGCCGCGCTGGCAGGCGGCTCCTACGCGACGGATACTAAGCCGGTCGCGGGCCTTGCCGCCGGGCTGGCCTCGGGCTCGTCCCAGACCCAGCGCTCCCTCCAGGACGTCGCCGACGGCAAGTACCTCGACGCCGGCAATCCCTATCTGGAATCGATCATCTCCCGCGGAGCGAACGAGGCCGGCACCGCCGTCGCGCAGCGTTTCGCCGCCTCCGGTCGCTACGGCTCCGGCCGGTTCGCCGGGGCCATCGCCGACTCCGCCAACCGGATCGGCACCGAAGCGCGGTATGCCGATTACAGCGCTGAGCGGGGTCGCCAGGCCTCGGCGGCGTCCGCCATCGACGCGGCCGAAAACGCCCGCGCAGGCCTCGCCGGCTCGCTGATGGGGCAGGTCGCGGGCGTGAACCAGGGCAACGCCTCGATCGCCGCCACCGGCGCCGGGCTGGCGCAGGGCGCGCTCAAGGACGCGCTGACGGGCGAGACCGCACTGGCCGGGCTCGATGCCGACAACATCACCCGCCGCCTCCAGCAGTCGAGCGCGCTGCTCTCGGGGGCGCAGGGCGACAGGGCGGCGGGGCTCGCCGCTGCCGGCATGGTGCCGACGATGCAGGCCGCCCTCACTCAAGGCGGTCGCGATGTCACCACCGTCGGCGCGGCGCGCGATGCCGCCCGCCAGGAGGAAATCGACGCCAGCCGCGAGCTGTTCGACGAAACGCAGGCCGCGCCGTGGAAGTCGCTCGGGCTCGCCAGCAGCATCGTATTCCCGGCCGCCGGGCTCGGCGGAACGGTCGTCGGGCAGGAGACGAAGAAGATCCCGCAGCCGAGCGCCTTGCAGCAGTTCATCGGCCTCGCGTTGGCCGGCGCGGACACCGCCTCGAAGTTCTACGGGAAGGTTTAAGCCGTGAGCGCATCCCCCTTCGGTTTCGGCGCGGCCTCGATGCGTCCGGAAGACATGGCGAGGCTGTTCAACCGTATGCCGCTCAGCGGGCCGGTCGGCGGTGCACCGTTCGCCCCCGCGGTTGCAGAAACCGAGGACGATGTGCGCCGTCTTGAGGGGACGGTGAGCGCATCCCCCGTCGGTCTCGGGACGGCGTCCATGCGCCCGGAAGACGTCGCGCGACTGTTCAGTTCCATGCCGATGAGCGGGTCGATGGGCGGCTCCCAGAGCGCCGCCCCCGCGATCGCAGAGACTGAAAACGATGTTCGCCGCCTTGAAGGCTCGGCGAGCGCATCCCCTGTCGGTCGTGGAACGGCTTCCGTAAGCCCGAACGACGTCGCTCGGCTATTCAACCCTGCGCCGATGAGCGGATCGGTGGCTGGCCCTCAGGCTGCTCCACCCGCGATCGCGGAGACCGAGAACGACGTGCGCCGCCTCGAAGGATCGGCGTCAGCCGGCCCGGCTCCTTACGGGTTTCCGGGCCTTGCTCCCAAGGCAGCGGCCCCGCAGGCGGCCACGGCCTCGATGCGCATGCCGATGCCGCCGACCCGTCCTCCCGAGTTCTCGGGCAACCCTGAGGCCGACCTGCCGGCGGAGGGCGCGAAGCCGATCATGGCCGCGCCTCAGCCCCAGGCTGGCCTCGCCACCGCGCCGACCCGCGAGGAACCCGGCTTCCTCGACAAGGCTGCCGGCGCCATCCGCTCGACCGACGGGCTGCTCACCTCGATCGGCATGGGCCTGATGACCACGCCGGGGTTCGGCCCTGCCGTCGGCGTGGGGCTCAATCATCACCAGACCGCCCAGAAAGCTCGGGTCGCAACCGATCTGGCGCAGGCCGAACTCGCGCTGAAGCAGCGCAAGCTTCAGCAGGAGACGGGCGCCCTACAGGGCAACGCCCAGATCCTGAAACGCGCCTTCCCGGACCTGTCCGACGCCGAAGCGCTGGCGGCGGGCTCGAACACCTCCCTCGTCACCGAAGCGCTGAAGATCGTGCGCGACCCGAACCATGGGCGCGAAAACGATCCCAGCATCATCCGGGCCCGTGCCCAAGCGCAGGCAGAGGGGGCCGCAGCGGGCCAACCGCAGGACGTCTACGGCACCGAGACGGACGAAGCCGGCAACACCTGGAGCGTCAATCGCCGCACCGGACAGCGCACCGTCGCGCTCCAGCGGCAGGAGGACAAATCCGTGTCGATGGTGCCGGAGGATCAGCGGGTCCGGCTCGGGCTGCCGTCCGGCTCGTACCAGCGCGATGCGAACGGCAAGGTCTCGGCGGTGAACCAGGCCGGCACCACGATCAACATGGGTGCCGAGAAGGCGCAGGACGCCACGGTCGGCAAAGGATACGGCGAGTATCAGCTCGACCTCGCCACGAAGGGCCGGAATGCCGGATCCACCCTCAATACCCTGGCGCTGATGGAGCAGGCGATGAAGACGCCGGGCTTCTACTCCGGTGTCGGCGGTGAGGGCATCAAGCGGGCGAACCAGTTCCTCGGTGCGCTCGGTGTGAAGGATCCCCGCGCCGCCTCCGCTGCGGAAGTGTTCGACGCCCTTTCGAACAAGGTGGTGCTCGACGGCCTCGGCGGTTCGCTCGGCCCCGGCATCTCGAACACCGATCGCGATTACATCAGCCGCACCGCGCCGACGCTCGCGCAGTCTGAGCAGGGCAACCGGGACCTGATCGGCGTGGCTCGGAAGCTGGCGCAGCGCCAGCAGGATGTTGCGCGTCTCGCGCGCGAGTATGCCGGCAAGAACCAGGGCCGGCTCGATGCCGGGTTCGACCAGGTGCTCGACGAGTACGCGACCGCGAATCCGCTGTTCCCGCTGGCCCGCGAAGGCGCCTCGGCGTCGGCCCCGAAAGAGCCGCCACAGGGCGCTCCGGCAGGCGCCCGGCAGGCCGGCGACGGCATGTGGTACGTCCCTGACCCGAAACGGCCCGGCAAGTACCTGAAGGTGCAGTGATGAAGCTGGTCCCCGTCGATCACGATCCATTCGCCGATGCGCCGGCGGCTTCGTCGTCCGGCCCGAAGCTCGTGCCGGTTGATCATGACCCGTTCGCCGACGGGCAGGTGGGTGATGCTTCTGCCGCCGTCGGCCGCGGGCTCATCAACGGTGTGCCGGTGGTCGGTCCGTACCTCCTGGGCGGCGTGAATCGCGTCGCAGCCGGTATCCGGTCCCTCAAGAACGATACCCGGTTCTCGGATGAACTCGCGAACGTCGAGCGCTTCGGCGAGAACACCGCGGCCGAGCATCCTATCGCGAGCGTTGCGGGCGAAATCGGCGGCGGGGTGGTGGGATCCGCTCCTCTCGTCGCCGCGGCTCCGGCCGCCTTCGGAGTAGGCGCTGGAGGACTTGGGGTCCGGACGCTCGCCGCAACAGCCTCAGGCGCAGCCCTCGGTGGCGCCGACTCTGCGGTGCGCAGCGGCGGTAAACTCGACGACATCGAATTTGGTGCGTGGACCGGTGGCGCGCTCGGTGGCGCCGGCCCGGTGGTCGGCCGCGGAATTGGCAAGCTCGTGACGGCTGTGCGCGGTGAGGCTCCGGGCATGCCGCTGCTGCGCGAGGCCACCGAAGGGTTGAGCGAGGCCGAACTCGCGTCGGCACAGTTCATCCGCGACCAAGCGCTTTCCTCGCCCGGTGGTCCGGTTGCGCTGTCGGTCGGCGAGGCGCTCAACGCCGCCACCGGCGGACGGGCGGGGCGTGTCTCGCAACTGGAGCGCGTCGCGGCGAACTCCGGCGGTGAAGGCGGACGCATCGCCTCCGAACTCTATGCCGCGCGCCCGGCCGCCATCGACAATGCCGCTCGCGCCGCTTTCGACGGCGTGACGCCGACCCTGAGCACGCCGACCGGGTTGGGCTTCGACGTCCAGGCCGCGGCCCGTTCCGGCATCGCCCAAACGCCCGAAGGCATGGCCCTGACCCAGGCGCGCGAAGCCGTCGGGCCGCGCACTTCGGCCGATCGCGCCGGGCAGGTGATTCAGCGCGAGATGACGACCGTGCGCGACGCCCGCGAGGCGACCCGTGCAGAGCAAGCCGCCCGGGATTACGGTGCCGCCCGCGACGCGCCGGATCGGATCGGCATCGAGCGGACCGTGACCGTCGAGCGGCCCGGCGAGCCGATGCTCCAGACCCTCAACAACAATGCGGGTGCGCCGCTGCGCTACGATCCGCCTCCGCAGGGGCCGGACACGCTCGGGTCTTTGGCGCCGACCCGGCCGGAGGCGCCTCCGGTGCCGCCCGGCGCGAAATCGCTGGCGCGCTACATCGCCGAGAACGGTGGTATCGGCCTCGAGCGTGGTGACGTGAAGGCCGCCGGGCTCGACCGCTTTCATCAGCCTGGCGTCGCCAACCTCGTGCGCGAGAACGGCAAAGGTATCGACGCGTACTGGCGCACGAAGCTGATCGAAGAGGGCTACCTTCCGCCGGATCGCGGCGGCGGGATGGAGCGCAACATTCACGACGAGCTGATCGGCCTGCTGGAGCAGGAGCAGCGCGGTCGCCGAACCTATCCGTGGGACTGGCAGGGCAGCGACGACCGCTCCGGCTTCAGTCAGATGCGCGATGAGTTCCAGGCCGCGTCCAGCACCGCCCTGGCCGATGTCCGCAAGGCGCTCGCCGAGGCCGGCGTCGATCCCAGGACCGTCGATAAGGGCGTGTTGGACCGTACCGCGGCGGCGCTGGTGCGCGGGGAGCATTCCGATCCCCTCACCGCCTTTGAACGCGTCGTCATGGCAGCCAAAGAGCCGATGAGCGGGCCGTCTTCGCGCATGGTGCCGACGACGGTGACGGAAGAGATTTCCGCGCCGCGGTTCGGGCAGGTGAACCCACAGGCTGCGGTCGATGCGCTCGACAGGCAGGCGCTCACCGCCAAGGGCGATGTCCGTTCCTCGCTCGACCAGGTCCGCCGCGATCTGTTCGAGGTCGGCACCGATCCGGTCTCCGGCGTCCGCGAGACCGATCTGAGCGTCGAAGGCCTGCTGCATGCCCGCGAGCGGCTGGATCAGCGCATCGGTCTAGCGCGGCGCGATGGCGACGCGACGAAGGTGCGCGATCTCCAGACCGTGCGCGCGAGCCTGGACGAGCAGCTTAAGGGTGCTCCGGAGGTCGCGACGGCGGACGCGAACTTCGCCCGTAACAGCCGCCCGCTCGATGTCTTCGGCGGCGACACGCCTCTCGGACGGGTGACGCAGCAGGATCCGCTCACCGGCCGCATGGCGACCCCGTCGGAAGAGGTGCCGTCGCACCTCCGGGGCGCTACCGCAGCGCGCGAGCTGCTCGCCAATGCCACGCCGGAGGCGCGGACCGCCTACGGCAATCGGCTGGCGACGCAGATCCTTGACGGGGCGACGGACAAGCGCGGCGCGATCGATCCCGACCGGCTGAACGGGCTTCTTCGCGACAACGCCGACGTGCTGGAGATGCTGCCGGAGGTCTATGGTCGCCTCGACGGCGTGGTCCGGGCTCGTGACGGGCTCGACCGCGTCCTCGCTTCTCCGCTCGGCCGTATCGCGGAGCAGCCCGACGTGAAGCGCGCGATCGGCGCCGTGTTCAGCCCCAACCCGCTGCCTGGGAGCGCGGACGAGGTTGCCGATGCGATGGCGGCTCTCGCCCGCAACCGTCCGACCGCGGCGCGCGAACTGGCCCGGGTCCACCTCGAGGGGGTGTTCAACGAAGCGACACAACAGCAGCGGGGTCTCGCCGCTCAGTACGGCGGTGCCGGTTTCGCCTCGGCCGTCCGGGGAAACCCGCAGCAGCGGCGGAACCTCGAGGCGGTGCTACGGGCCCTGCCCGACGGCGAAACGATATGGAAGGGTGTCGATCGCCTCATGACGACGCTGGAGGCGACCGGCTACCGGCCGCAGAAGGGGTCGGATACCGCGTTCAATCAGGCGATCCAGAAGCGCCTCGACAGCGGAAACACCCGGATCGGGCATGCTATCTCGGACGTCACCACGGGCGCCGCCGCTGGCGCATCTGTCGGCGGTGCAACAGGTGGAGCGGCGGGCGCCCTGGTCGGTCTGCGACGGACGGCGAGCGACGCGATGACCCGGGCGAGCATGCTGGGTCAGAGCGAGGCGTTGTCACGCCTGATGTTCGATCCGCGCGCGCTTCCCGATCTACGGGCGCTCGCGAAATCGCCCGTCGGGTCGCCGAACGCCGAACTCTTCACCCGGCGCCTGATGACGCTGGCCAACGGCGGAGCCGCGCCGCTTCGCCAACCAGGCGCGAAGTGATGGCCCCCAACCAAAATATGCGCAGGCACAGAACACCACGACCATGATGACGGTGACGGTGTTTTCACCGATCGCCGCATCGGCCCACCGGATGCCGTCCGGCACCGTGGCGTGCAGCACCCAGCGCAGGGCCAGCATAACGGCGGCGAACAGGGCGAGGCTGAGGGTGATCTGAAGCCAGCGGGGCATCAGCGACAGTAACTCTGGTGATTTAAGACCGCCGACTCAAAATCGTTCTGTGCGTTACGAAGGCGGCGAAACTCTGAGCTACAGTCATCGCTGCCCTGGCTTCCCGCCACGCACCGCGCGTAACGCCTTAAGTAGTCTGAGATTTCTGATAACGCCGAATTGTAGCTGCTTACAGCAGAGCGACAATCGGCAACGGCAGGCGTTGCGAACACGATCATCGCGACGATGGCAAATGTGTGCTGGCGGTAGTGGCTGCGGGCCTTGGAACGTTTCATGTTCGCGCCAATTTCTCGAAATCGTCCAGTTCTTCGCTTAACTCGAAGCTTTGATTTCCAAATGGTTTTACGTCCCGGCTATACATTGTCATTCCGCATGTTATTGCGCCAACGACGTTCGCCCCTGCTTTTTCAAGAGCTTCTTTACAGGCGAGGATAGTACCACCCCGCGTTAGAAGATCATCAACGAGAACGATATTGCGCCCCGATACGTCCTGCACAACGCGCAAGAATGAAGCGATTTCGGTCTTCCGTCGCTCCCCACCTTTATGAGCGGCGCCTAGAGGTTCCGTCCAACGGATCGCATCACACAGAGCATTAGCCAAACTGTTTTCGGCAACTGCTTCTTCCAGCATCAACAAAGAGCGCGGAGCTACCTCGCCAATCACGGCACACTTGGATGGCACATGCACTAGAAGCGCGTCCTCCCATCCATTTTCAACCATCCGAAGTCGAATAAATCGCCCGAAACGCCTCCGAACCTGATTGAAATTGTTCGGATTTATATGTTCACGAGATCCATCAGCAAATATCAACGAAAATGGAACCTTGAAAGATCCGTGCTTGACACCCCAAACATACCGATATGCGCTTCTATAGTCTGAAGGCCGCCGTCCGAGGATCTGATCTGTTAGCTGAGACCAGTATCCGCATATAAAGCAGACCTTCATAATCAGATCCTAGAAAGAATGTCGTCCATATTTTCAACAACGACAGTTCTATTCTCTTTCAAAAACCGCTGTGGCCAAGATATTCCGGGATCCTCAACGACTGACTTCAGAATGAACAACCATCGGCCCTGCCTAATGCATTCCGCGGCCTGATGAAGGGTTCCCGATGTGTCAGACGCCTCCACGATGACAGTTGCGTCGCTAAGCAGTGCCATTACGCGATTACGCTTTGGAAAGTTGCCTTTGAAGACGGCTTCCCCCTCCGCGAAAGGTGATAGCAGCAGGTGCTTATCGGCGATTTCCGTCTGCAGCTCGGAATTTTCAATCGGATATGCCTTTTGCAGGGGCGTGCCGATTACTGCTGCGAGGCTGCCGCCAGCGGACCGCGCTGACGAGAGTGCAGCCGTATCTACGCCTTTGGCTAGACCGCTCATCACGATGACGCCAGCGCCGACCAGTTCGCGCGCGAGACGTGCAGCGCGACGCGCTCCATCCTCGGAGACATCCCGCGTCCCGACAATCGAGACAGCTTTTTTCTTGAGTAACCCAATGTCTCCCGCGAAGTGCACGTAGGCATCTTTGGAGCCATAGGAGCGCAGCAGGTCGAATTGCTTGTCGTTTCCGACAGTTCTGCCGGTCTCTCGGATGAGAGCTTGGAGTTCAATACGATCAACTGGAACAGACAGGCGGTATCGCGGGCGCGCTGGCCCTCCTCGCTCCCGGTGCTGTGCCGCTTTCGCTGACATGACCATCATCACGCGCCGCCCGACTGCGGCGCAAATGCATCGCTCTCGGATACGGCCAAGGTTGCCACGGCCGCCTTAATAATTACCCACATGTTTTTTCGAGGGGTCGCATTAGTTCGCCCCATCCGGGTCTTCCCTGTGTCGCTTCAGCCCTTGCCCGGCGAGCCAGTCATCAAGAATTTGGCGCACAGCTTCGGGCCGTGATGGGTGCCGCGCCGGCTTGGAGATGATCCAAACGTCCAGGCGATCCAGCAGGTCGGCGTGGCCCCGTACGTTGAGAGACGTTCCGGCGCCAGTTGCGGGTCGCCCGCCAGGCGCTTTGAGCAAGCCCGATTCCATGGATTTATGGTGCCACAGACGCACCCCGGCGGATAGATGGCGGTGCCCCTTGACCCGTCGGGCGAAACCCGCGAATTCATCACCGTCCGCAGCGCTACGCGCCGGACCCGACAGCCCCGTCCCTGCGCGGGGCTTCGTCGTTTCAGGATACCGCCATGAACGCTGCCGACCGCGATGCCCTGATCGCCTCGGCGCGGCGCATCGGCGCCGATCCGACCGACTATGGGACGGTGATCTCATACGAGACCGGCGGCACCTTCTCCCCCTCGATCCGGGGCGGGTCCGGCAACCGCCATATCGGCCTGATTCAGTTCGGCATTCCGGAGCAGAAGCAGTACGGCGCGAGCCAGGACCAGAGCTTCGCGGAGCAGCTGCCGGCCGTCGAGCGCTACCTCGTGGATCGCGGCTTCAAGCCCGGCATGGGCATTCTCGACCTCTACTCGACGATCAACGCGGGCAGCCCCGGCCGGTACAATGCCAGCGATGCCGGGAACGGCGGCGCGCCGGGCACTGTGGCCGACAAGGTCAATTCCCAGATGGCGGGGCATCGGGCCAAGGCCGCGGCGTTCCTCGGCGGCGATGCGGCGATGACGATGCCGGCGGAGGCTGGTTCTCCTTCCGCCTCCGGCCGCTTCGGGTTCGCCGGTATCGAGTCATCGGCCGCGTCCGCGCCGACGATGACGGCGCCGACCCAGACTGAGGACAAGCCGACCGATTACGGCGCGCTGCTGAAGCTCGTGGCGGGCGACAAGGGTCTCGCCGCCCTGGCATCCCCGCAGGCCGGGGCCGCCGAACCCTCGCGGATGCCGGCGCCGCCCCCGCGCCGCGCGATCCCCTTCGATCTCAACGCCTACCTCGCGCGCCTGCCGCGCTGAGCTGATCCCCTTCCAGCCGAGTTGATCGATCCGGACGCCCCTGGCGTCGCCGGAGCCGGACGCTTGCGCGCTTCGCGGACCTGCCGATGACCGGATTGTTCCACTTCAGCCAGGACTCGTCCTCGAACGATGTCGCGGCGCCGCCGATCTATTGGCCCGAGGGGCAATCGGCCCGGTCGATCAACGACTCGGCGCGGCAGATGATGGCGGCGCTGGCCAATTGGTACGCCGACAATACCGACGTCATCGCTGGTTCGGGTCCGACCCGCGGAACGATCACGCTCGCCACCGCGCAGGGCGTCAATCTCACCAAAGCCTTCGAATTCAATTTTACGGTCGACAGCCAAAACACCGGGCCCGTCGAGATGGTGGTGGATGGCGCGCCCTCACGTCCGCTCCACCGGCCCGGCAATATCGCCATGGGGCCGGGCGATCTGACCCCCAACGTCGTCTATCGCGCGCGATGGGTGAGGGTTCTCGGTCGCTACATTCTGGTCTCGCCGGTCCCCGACGCCCCCGGCAAAATCGAGATGTTCGGGACCGAGACGGCGATTCCCAAGGGTTGGGTCGTCTGCGACGGGCGAACGCTGTCTCGAACGAATTACGACGCGTTGTTCGGCGCCATCGGCACCGCCCACGGCTCGACCAGCGACACAGACTTCCGCGTGCCGGACCTGCGGGGACGGGCGCCGTTCGGCGCCGACGCGATGGGCGGTTCGGCGGCAGGCCGCCTGAACGGTGACGGCGGCCTGAATGGTGCCGTCGGAAGCACCGGCGGCACGGCGACGGTGACGCTGACCGACGGGCAGATGCCGACCCACAAGCACACCGGTTCGACCGGCTCGGCCGGGGCGCAGCCAGCGACGACGACGGGCGCAGGCGGGGCGGTCGCGGCCAGCACGACGGGTGCGGGTGGCGCTCACAGCCACACCGGAACGACCCAGACCGCAGGCGGCCACAGCCACAGCGGCAACACCGGCGTCGCAGGCGAGCACGTCCACGGCCAGCGATACGAGCGACAGACCATCTACGAGAAGGGCAGCGCACTCTTCGCGGTGACCCAGCTTTACCCGCCCGGCACCAACTCGACGGCACAGACCGATCCGGCAGGCGAACACGCTCACCCCTTCACCACCGATCCGGTCGACGGTCACGCCCACAGCCTGACGACCGACGGCGTGTCTGCGCACTCGCACTCGATCCCGGGCGCGCCCGATCACACGCACTCCGTTCCGGAAGTCCCGGCGCACAGTCACACGGTCAGCGTCGATAACGCGGGCGGTGGCGGTGCTCACCCGAACATCCCGCCGGGCCTCGTCGTCGTCTTCGCCATCAAGGCCTGAGCGCCTTCGGCTCCTCAAAAATCGGACATCTCGCATGAGCGTCATCGACTGGTCCCCCCAGCCGAGCGGCAACGCCGTGGCCGACCGCAGCATTCCGGCTCACGACGGTGCGTCGGGACGGGAAATCCCGTCGCTGATCCGCGGCGTCATGGCCGCGATCCGTCGAATGAGCGACGCGCAGGGCGGCGCGCTGACGACCGCGGGTGTCGGTGACGCCTACACCGTCACGACCGGCGTCGGCCTGACCGGCCTACGGGCCGGCCTGCAATTCATGGTGCGAGCCAACCGCGACAGCGTGATCGCCCCGACGCTGCGCCTCGACGGTCTGCCAGCGGTCGACTGGCTTTCGGCCGGCGCCGATGTCCCGGTCGTGCTCCGAGCGGGCCGGATCTACAGTGTCGTCTATGACGCGGCGTCCGACGTCGTCCGATCGATTATTCCCGAGATGTCCGTCGATGCGAGCGCCCCCCTGCGCACCCTCGACTATTTCGGGGCGCTGGGCAGCGGTCGCGACGAGGATGCCGCTTTCGCTCAGGCCATCGAGTATATGGCCAGTTCCGGCCGGAAGGTCGGTCTCAAGGGCGGTGGCGTCTACGGGTGCAACACCAAGATCGTGATCCCGGCGGGTGGCGGTCTCCTCGGCGCGGGCGGGTCGAAGATCCTGGCCCGTCGCGGCTCGTTCAACAACCAGGACCTGACGCCCGACGGGCGCAAGGGCAATAACGCGGTCGTCATCGACCTGTCGGGGCATCCCACCGATCCGGCGAAAGCCTCGCTCGCGCCGAGCCTGGAGAACGTGCGCGTCGTCTACGGAGGGCCGTCGGGGTCCGGCACCGACCTGATCCGCGCCGTGTCGGCCGTGCGCGCCTTCAACGTCCTCGACGCCCTCATCGCCGACAATGAGATCGTCGGCTTCCCGCTGGGCAAGGGCATCGTCGCCGGCACGTTGCAGGGCAACGGGCGGATCGTTCGCAACCACATCCACGACTTCCTCGACAACTCGACGGGATGGCTGGCCGCGAACGTTCCCCAGATCACCGGCATCGAGATCGACAACGATCGCGTCGGCGGCATCTTCAGCGACGGCGTGCTGATCGAAGGTAACCGCATCGTCGGCCTGAAGGTCGGCGCCGACTTCCTGGCCGCCTACGGCTACCAGACCGACGGCATCAATCTCTGCGGCACGCTCTATGCCCGCGTGATCGGCAATTACATCCGCTTCGTCGGCGAAGGCATCGACAGCTTCGGTTCTCATGGGACCTTCTCCGGCAACGAGCTGCTCGATTGCTACATCTTCGGCCTCAAGTTCATCCACGGGGCCAAGAACAACGCCGCCTTCGGCAATGTCATCATGCGCTTCGGCCTCGCCGGGATCACGCTGGCGGGCTCAACCGAGAAGGACGTCGGCAACACCACCGGCAATCGGGTCAGCGGCAACCTGGTGAAGGACTACGCCGCCAATCCGAGTTTCAGCACGGCGACCTCCGCTTGCGTGCTGATGCAGGACAACGGTGGCGCGAACGGCTCCGGCAACACCGGCGGCGCGACGCAGCTGCCGACCGGCAACGTCATCGAGAACAACACCCTCGATCCGAATGGCGCGAGCTACGGGATCGTTCGGAGCAATGCCGGCTCGAACGACTATGCCGACAACAAGCTCGTGCAGCCCGGACGGTCCGGAGAGGTGGCCCACATGACGGATGGGGGCAAATTCGTCCCCTACGTGAAGACCAACGTGCGCGTCTCGGCCGCCGCTGCGGTGCCGCTCACGGCCGGCGGGGTCGCCCTCGGCCTGGATACGGTTTCCACCGATCGCCGCTCCGAGTTCAGCACGGCGACGCAGCGGCTCACGATCAAGTCGCCGGGCGATTATGACGTCGCGCTTCGCTCGGTCGTCTCCGGCCTGAACAGTGGCGACCGGGTGCTGCTCGACATTCGCGTCAACGGCAACACGGTCGCGACGGTCTTCGCCTACTGCCCGAACGGCGCGTTCCTGACGCCGGTGCAGGTCGGCGAGCGCCTCACGCTCAAGGCCGGCGATTACGTCGAGTTTCAAGGTCGGATCACCGGCACCGGATCGGTTGCGACCGTGGCGGCCGCAGGCGGCATCCCGAGCACGGTCATGACCGCCCGGTTCGTCGAATAGCGGCTTCAGGCCCTCGCCCTTATCGGAGAAGACAATGGATCTGTCCCCCATCGGACGCGCGGCCCTCGTGGCGCGCGAAGGCGAGCGGCTGACCGCCTACAAGGATTCGGTCGGCGTTCTCACCATCGGCGTCGGGATCACCACGGCGTCGGGGCTCATCAAGGTCACACCTGGGCTCAAGATCACGAAGGCCCAGAGCGAGGCGCTGTTCGCGCAGGCTGTCGCGAAATACGTCGACCCGGTCCGCAAGGCGCTGCGCTCCGACCGGGCGTGGCCACAGGAGTTCTTCGACGCCTGCGTGTCGCTGGCCTACAACATCGGCCCGGTCGGCTTCGAACAGAGCTCCATCGTGCGCCGCGCCAATGCGGGCGACATGGCGGGCGCGATCGAGGCGTTCCTGATGTGGAACAAGCCTGCCGTCATTATCCCGCGCCGGCAAGGCGAGCGGGACCAGGCCGCGACGCCCTACAGCCGAGCGCTGCCGCGTGCGCGCCGCGGGGACCCGAACCCGGTCTGGGCCTCATCCGGTCCCGTACCGGTGGCGAAGCCGGTGCCCGATCCCTTGGCCCCGATGACGACCGCGCCGACCGCTCCCGCTCCCCAGCCCGCCACCTCCGGCGGGCTTTCTTCTGCGCCCTCTCCGGCGCCGGCCGTCGGCTGGCTCGCCACCATTCTCGGCAGGCTTCGTGCCGCCTACCCCGTGAAAGGCTGATCCCATGGCAGGTGGTATTATCGGCAGTATCGTCGGCGGCGTCCTGACCGGAGGCGCGGGCCCGGCAATCGGTCAGGGTATCGGCGCCGCCCTGCCGTCCGTGGCTGACATCGCGAAGGTCGTCGTTGATCGGCTTGTGCCGGACCCGGCCGCACGCGAAGCCGCGGCGCGCGACATTGAGGCGGTCATCTCGACGCGCGAAGTCGCCGTCATCCAGGCGACGGCCGAAATCGCCAAGGCACAGATCGGCGTGAACGCGGTGGAGGCGCAGGGCAACGATCGGTTCTCCGCCCGCTGGCGTCCGGCCTGCGGCTGGGTCTGCGTCGCCGGCCTCGCCTATCAATTCGTCGTCGGCCCGGTGATGTCCTGGGTGACCGGCATTGTCGGCGTGATGATCGGCGCCGCCATTCCGGCCGCGCCGTCCCTGCCGATGGAAGCGCTGATGACGCTGCTGTTCGGAATGCTCGGCCTGGGCGCGCAACGCACCATCGAGCGGACGCAGGGCGTGCCCGGGGCGATGCCCGGCGGCGTGAAGCCCTAACCCGTCTGCAACGACCCTCCTCCGCTGGGGATGAGGGCAATCTTCCGCGCCCTTACCGAGGCTCGCATGTCATGACCACCAACCCCGTCGAGGCCCGCATCGGCGTGCTCGAAACCCGCGTCACCGGGATCGAGGAGGGCATCAAGTCGATCGTGACGAAGCTCGATGCCCGATCGGGCATCAATTGGGCACCGATCTCGATCCTGGTGACCGTGCTCGCCATCGTCGGCGGCATGGGGTTCTCGTGGATCAACGCGGGCCAGGGCCGGCTCGAGGGGCTGATCGCAAAGGTGGAGGGCCGCACCGAGTCGTTCGTGCCGCGTGTCGATCTCGATGCCCGCTTCAATGTCATCACGCAGCGGCGCGACGACCTCCAGCGGCTTACCGATGCTCGAATTGAGCGCGTCGAGCGGGACGTCGACACCGTGCAGAAGACGCTCGTTCCCCGCGGCGAGCATGACGAGCGCGCCGCTGCCCAGCGCCAGAAGGACGAGGGAATACAGCGTCAAATCGACAGCCTGCGCAAGGACCTGTCCGACCTGAACACGCCGCGCGACACGATCCAGGCGATGCAGCGCCGGATTGACGAATTGGAGCGCGGACGGCGACCGTCAGGCTGACTCTCGGCCGTTGACACCTGTTCACGCTCCAGGCGCCTCGGCTTCGGCCGGGGCGCCTTTTTTCATGCGCTATGGCGTCAGAAGCATGAGCGCGATGTCCGACGGCGTACTGGTCCTGCGATACGGCTACGTATAGAGTGCTCCTATCCTCCCAAGGATAAGGACTGCGCCCCGCCCGGCTCGCCGCGGCGGGGTTTTTCGTCTTGGGCGCTCACGCCGCCTCCAACAACGTGGCGCACCGCCGGCACAGAGCCATGGCGATTACAACGCTCACACACACTGTCGAAATCGTACATTTCCGCGGCACGATCTATGGTTGGGGCTGGTTGACCTAAGGCATTCACTAGAAGCTGAGTTTCGCCTATGTCACCGGCAATCCTGCCCTATACGGTCTCGGCTCCCCTATGGGCGTGCTCCGCAAAGCTACCCGCTGCAATCCGTCGAGTGCCATGTGCCTAGCAGACGATTGGGCTGGCTACGGACACACCAACATCGTCCTCACGGACGCCCTTGGCATTGAGGTCGACCGGGGAGGCCTTCTGCACCGTGCGATCGTTTGTTCGACGGACGGCTGAGCGACGTAGGTAGGAGCAGGGGCGCTGTTACCCATATGCCTTCCTCCTGCTGCCGTCGCTTCGAACGTAAGCTGCAGAGCTGCAAACGTAAGCCACATTGTCAACAAGTCGCAGCTCATTGATGGCATTGCCGTCTTTATGGAAAGAACCGACGATCGCGCCACATGACTTAAATTCTGCCACTGAGGTAGTCTTCTCGGAGAACTACTTTCACCTCAGAAATCGTCTCAGCAGCCAATGCAGATGCTTTGACTAACGGCCTTCATTTTCTGATCCCAGCGGCGCTCGCGGGTCTCCGCCAGTCGTTGCGCATGTTCAGCCCGCGCCTTCATATCAGTGGCACGCTTGGCTTCAGAACGATCAACCTCGACCTTTGATGCGAGCAGTTCTGCCCGAGCCCTAGAGTTTGTTACCAAAGATACTGATAGAACGCATGCGACGAGCAATGTTGTTGTTCGCGCCGACATTCGCAACATAATTATCACCTTTCAAATGAGCAGGCATCTAAGAGATTTCCTGCGGAAGCCGACGTTGGATCACAACCTCGACCGCCGAATTGCCGTTCGGATCATCGAGAACAATCTCGACGGATCGATTCTTTGACGGAAAAATCCAAGCGGTGCCGGCTTCGAAAGCTCTTGTTAGATGCACAGTATTACCTTCGATTTGACCGTCTGCAAAATATGACTTTCGGTCGAAGTAACTATCGATCTCATAGCTGACGATGCCGAGGTCAATCTGACCATCTGAAATCGATAAATTCCCTCGCCCACGTACCGTGCCGAGATATTTGAGCGATTGGTGCTTGCTGAGATTAGTTATGATCTGACTCCGTGAATGCCATAAAGTGCAATTATCGTGGCAATATATAGAAAATAGCTGATTTTAAACTTTAGTGTGCATTTTCGCCATCTGAAGCTCGTCGGCTGTGGTGAGAAAGCGTGATGATAAACAGCGCATGGCTTGCACGCGACGTCCAGATTCAACATGCTTCTCATCGTCCAGCACAGACAGGGCTTCCATAAACGTAGCGTCGGCAGCTTCGTTATTTAAGCGCTCAGCGAGCCGCCGCAGCGACTGTGGACCCGTATAGCAGGACTTTGCATCATTTTTTATCGCCAGAACTAAATCTGCGACAGCTGGATCGAGTTCCATTTGTTGGTGGTGCGAGTAGATTGATGCAACCGATTGGCTTTTTCCGAACCAATAATATTCCAGGCCAGTCAGCCGTGGGAGGGTCATAACATGCTCCATATCTTCAGTATGCAACGTCCGTTCCCCGTTTTGCGCTAAATCTTGCAATTGATGGCGTCACACGAGGTGTTTTAGCGTTTCATCCCTGGAAAACTTTCAAGCTCTTCGCGAATAGCAGCATCATGATACCAAGCTGAACTTGGAGCTACAGATAGGCTTGGTTTGAGCCCATCTATCTTGTGTGGTTGTTTCCGATTGGGGCTATTAACCAGCTGATTTTTATTTGCCGCGCCGACTTTGCTGCCGCGACTCAGAAAATTCAAGACGGTCATTGGAACACGTTTATCCTCAAAATCGTTTTTTGAATGTACTTCAACATACATATTTGTTGCCATAATCACATATTCAAGTGCCTTTTAAAATATTATTTTCTAAATATTATTGTACATTAACTTTCATAATCAGGATCTCATATTACAAGATTTCTACAATAGATTTCTGTAAATACTTTTATTAATATAACAAGCATTGATATTGTAAAGCAATTATGTAACTTGTATTTGTCTAAAATCATATTACGATAGTTACTCATTCATGTCTAATAATGACATTTATATTGTCTAATTTAATCGTATAAATTAATGAGTAAAAGGGGCTTAAGCTCAACATACATGCCCTCTAGCCCTCTCCGAAGTCATTCCCGTAGCTTACCATGCATTTCCAATCGAGTTATTGGTGCTTCCCTTGACATAATATTAGATATGTTATTTTATAATATTTAGAGAATGTCGCCGGAACATAAATGCTGCAAAATTAGTTACCTTTTGTAGGTGCCAATGAATCAATGAATGTTTTTTAATCTGCGTCGTCTTCGGATAACAAATTAACTAATAGAAGGTTTGCGGCTATGACTACAATGCTACGCTTCGGACGAAGAATCCGGCTTCCTTCGACAATCGAAATCAAGCGCGATCTTAAGATGATGGCTACGGCGGACACTCTTGCTGCCGCACTGAAAGGGCAGGAATGCAGCGCAAGTGATTTTGCTGAAATAATGGAAGAGCTGAATGGAAAATACCACGTTTCTCGTGACAGGGTGAACATGCTTCGCAGTCGCTTCGGCCCAATCCAATCTGCTATACTGGACGCCGCGAAAAGCCTTAATGCGCGGAAACATCAGTACAATTTCCGGAATACTGGCCCTGAAGATCTTGCATAGCGGCGCCTGGATTCGGGAGAAGTGAACGTCCCGAGTCGGCAAGACCCTTCTTTCCAGGGGGGCCTGGCCTCTGCGGAGTTTACTAAGCTGAGATTACAGGATCCGCGCTTTGCCTAGTCGAGGCGCGGAGGCGCTGGTATTAGAGGTGATGCATTCCGACATTGCTACGATAAGAGATGCTCACCTGTCCGTTTGTGCGAGCTTCGCGCTCGAGAAGAGCAAGCCTGATGCGTGGTGTCTGCTCCCCTCCGTTGCAATCGCATTAAGTCCCGCGCCCGATATTGAACCACACACTTTCCAACACCATTGCGCGCCAATCCGAATGCTGTGGGTCCATTTGAACAATATGCATATTTGCTTCATCCAACGCATCAAGGCCTCCAGCTGCATAAAGGCCTTCGCCTAAGAGAATGAGCTTTCCCCAATAGGCGTCTCCATCCGGGTCTGCGCCGACACAGCCAAGATCCGGCCCAAGCTGAGCCCTCCCGGGCACCTGCCAGGTCGTGAGTACCCCTCCATCGCATACCGCACTGAAGGTTGCGCCAACGCGCTCACTCTCAAAGATGCACCGTAGCAGAGCATCGGTGGCGGCCTCGACGTCAGAGCCTTCACGTTTTTGCACGGTAGCCTCCTTGAGCAGATTTACGAAAACGTTCATCGCCATTATCGCGAGATCCGCCGGCTGGCTGTTAGGGAATGCGCAGTCTGACTGGTGCATTCGCTCATTTCCTGCCGTTTACAACCGGAGCCGGGTCGTTGAATGGCACCGTCAGAGCGCGCTTGACCACCTAGTCCTTGATCTCGAATGAGCATACGCACCCATCGCCGACGATGTCCGTCTGCATTCTTGTAATTAGGCTGCGTCGCGTCCGAGGCTCGCTCAAGCGCAGCGTCCAGAACCGGCCCTAGGTTTCTATGCTGGGGTGGACGGCAAACAACTGCGTTGCCGTTCAACCGCGAGCTGACGCCTCTGTACCGAAGCAATCAACGAGATCTGCAGCGTCCTCATGCATCATCGCCCATATCACTGCGGCTGGGCGAGGATCCGGCGATCGGTCCCCGCGACGAGTCGGGAGCTGTAGCTTCCACTCGGCCGCTTGGGGAAAAAGCTTGGCGGAAGTCGTCTCGGATACCAGCATCGGACACAGTCTTCGCGAAGGGTACCGCGGGCCACAGAATCGAAGTTTTACCTCACCCTGAAGGCCACAGCCGCCGTACGGCCAGAGCGAACGCTCAGCCGACCAGAACCAGCGTCGGCGGGAACTGCCACTAGCGCATAGGTCTCGGCTGTTCCTGTATGCGCACCGGGTTCGTGCGATCGCCCTCGGCGAGGTAGCGCTTCAAGGCGTGGCCCAGTGGGTCTTTGAACAT